GCTTTTTAATATCTTGCTAGATATCCATTTCAAAGCATGGATGCTTGAGAGTTTATTCTCACGCTTCTCACAAAGCGGACTGACTGCTTACACAGCTAGCCAGATAACAGAGCCGGCACTGGTCAATGTACCTCCAGCTCCATTCATTGCTACTCGCAGCAAAAAGACATCAGTCCCATTTGCTGTCAAAAAAGCAGAACCTGTAAGGGCCAAAGCAACTGCTGCTCCAGGTGCGGCAACATCTGTGGTAAACGACTGTGTTCCTGACCATGGATACACAGATGTGCCATTCTTTGTTAAATTAACAGTCATTGAGGAAGCCTCATTGGCTGAATCCAACCCACTAACCATCCAATCAACAAGGTAGTTACCTGCGGGTGGTACCATCGACCCAGCTGTATTAACAACTGAAAGTCCATTACTAGTGGCTGTGGCAAGTATCTCTGAGCGCGTCACACCAGTGACCTGCGCCTCATTTGTGGTTGTTTGAAACCAGGACACTTGATTATTTGCGGGAGCAGCAGAAGGTTCATTAACTGGCTTCAGAAAATACCCTGCATACTCAACCATAAGTTTCCCAATTTTAGTTGTTCCATCCGCAGTACCAGCAGCAGCATACTGAAGATTGCCTATATCATAGGTCTTAATATCAGAACCGCCTGGCAAATTACCTGGACGAACATACTTGGGGCCATTACCAAAGGCCGTCTTGCAATCAATATTTAAGGAAAAATCCTTGCAAGGCATCTTGAAATCATGAGGATCTGAATCAAGGATTTGTGTTTGTGTTTGAAAGGGAGGATCAGCTGCATCATAGTCAAAGCCAAGAATGGCGACTCCTGTTGTACCAGCTGTTGCGAACTCACTCACCTCATGCATGTATGTAAATTTCAACTTCGTGAAAACATACTTCTCAAAATTCTGAGCCATCTTAGATAACCAGGGGAACACCACCACCTGGCCCGGATTAATTGCAAAAAGCTGAGCTCCTGCATTAGCTCCGTTTCCAAAAGTTGTACTGCCGACTAAATCGGTAATAAACTCACTTTTGGAGGGAAAAGGGAATTTAGCCATACGCATTCCAAGGCCCTTAGGCCCACGCTGTATGCTTCCCGTATAATTCGAACCTCCCTTATTTTGGCGCGGCCTTCTAACCTTGCGCTGGCGTTGGGGGCGCGGCTGCTGAGATGCAAGCCTAACTAACGCATTCCGATAACTCTTGGAATTCCTGCTCGGTACAGGTGGGGCTTTCATTCCCCTCTTACTTCTTCCATTTCTTGGCATTGTTATTGTAAAGTCGTGACCTTGACTTTTTATCGCGGGTCTAGAACAGGAGCATTTCGATTGCTTCACCATTGGCCGCGATTGACCAAGAAAGAGTTTGTATAAATCAGCTTCTGTGGGAATATTGCAGAGGGCTTGCCGCCACTCTTCAGTGCCTTGCAACACTGTTCCATATTCTTCAACCATCCAAGCAATGAGTTCTTTGAGGTAGCCACGTAGTTGGGGGTCTGTCCAACCTACGCGTAGTAGCGCACACGCACGAACTAGTGTGTACGCAGGATCCTCAGCGTTACGCGAGTAGAGAAGGGATGTCAAGATTTTCTCTCGGCTGTAAAGGGGGCACGCAATGCCATCCACAAATACAGTAAAAGCCGACAAGAAATCCAATTCTTCTACAGGGCGTGGATCTAAGCAATCGGTAGTTGTTGTCACTCCGACTCTCTTCCACTCATCTATTAACACTCTTGCGTTAAAATAGGGTAATGCAGCATTGGACACGCTCCAGGTGTTGTCGTCCCCACAAAGGGCTAACGCAACTTCACTATCAAATCGCTCATAATTGGCTTCACCAATAGGAGCGAGCATTATCCAGCCGTATGCTAACAGCATGTATAAAATGAGCGTATTGTCTGAGATGGTATTAACGGATCCTGAGGGGTTACCTCCTATCTTCCGTACAAATACACCATCTGATGTTAAGATTACAGTATGGATCAGGTTCTGATAGTACATCAGTAACCGTTCCTTCATTTCTTCTGTCTGATCTTCAGGTCTCAGCATATTCCATCTAAACTGAGCACAAGCCCACATCATATAGGCGCGCAATGAAGAGTCATACTGACTTTCATCCAAAGCGAAACCATTGGGATGCTTCCGTAATTTCCGGTATAGCATATCCCAACCGCCTTTGAGGGGTGTGAAACCTACAACACTTGCAGTTTTGAGATGTGACCGATAGAACTTTTCATTCATATCTTCGAACAGGCGGTTGCCGTGAATAGTCATCTCAATGGGACCAGCAGTAAAAGTGCGAATAGAATTATCGTCAATCTTTATCTGTGGGCGGATCTCTTCCTTCAAAGAGTTTCCGAACACGGCTACGTATAATGGATCACGTAAACGATCCCAATCTTCCTCCATGTAGTGTGGAAATTCTTTCCAATCATCTACCATGGCGCGTTTCTTAGCATATTTCCTAGTCCAGGGGAATCCGGGCGAAGTATTTAGGTCAATACCTTTTAAAACTTCTTCCTGACTCTTAACCCTAGAGTTAAGCATGTAAGGGCCAAAATGTCGTTCCGTCCAACGGAATGCGACATTAAAGGCAATAACTTGGGGGGTGCTCAAGGCCGGAACATCCTTGGCATACTTCCCTAGCGAAATATAAGCGGCTTCCACGTTTGGCACGGGTAAGCCCCACTCTGTTCGATCAACCTTTTTATCGGTTTCATTTTCAAAGCGGGCAATATTCATATCCAACCTACGTCGATTCTTTCCAGTAAACTTCTTTGGAACAGAACCTAAACAAGGGAAATAAGTATCGCTCAAATATTTCTCATGGAGTGCCGTTGGGCGGCAAGTGGGCCTGAATCCTTTCTTATAGAACTCAGGGTATTTCCCCCACCATTCACTTCCCGTTTCTAACAACTGGGAAGGGAGGGGGGGATCTACTGAAAAAGCATGCTACTAAGAGCGACCTGATTCTCGGTTTTCCACCTGAGAATACGGTTAGCGGTGATTGGCTCAAACCGATTAACCTCCAGTCCTCCAGCTACATGTGTTCCCACAACAGCTCCATCACTTACAGCAATCACTAAACCACCACAGTCTCCCGACTCAGAGGCATAGCTGGCGAGTCCATCAGCGCTCGCATAGCCAACACTTATCGTTGGTTCTATTTGATCTCCGCTGGAATAACTCACAAGCATCACTGCTTCGTTTTTCGGGGCCCGCATTGCGAGCGCGCCCGGTTTAACGGTTCCATTATGGAAAAAGACACCCCCATCCTCAGATGTTGGGGTAATCTCACCAGTAATGACCGCCGAAGTCTTAGCATTAACTATCTTTCTCTCAGCTCCATCAATATGGCTATGTAAAACTACATGCACTTTATTGGAAATAACAGCTGCGGTGTTTGTAAACTCACCATTCTGATAATATTTAAACACATTTTGTGATACTCTGGCCCAAGTCAACTTTGCTTTTCCAAGCAGTGACTCATGGGACATCAGCTTCTCTCCTTCCTTTTCAATCCTCTGAACTTTTTGAACGTCAGCAGGATAATAGGAGTAGCGTTTTGTGCGAGCTCTTCGCACCTGGCGATTAACCAGTGCGACAACATTAGATTGACGATTAACGGGGAAGTACTTCATACCAAGTTCTTTACTCTTGGTAGCAATCTTTCCCTCACTAACCCATCCGTCATCTGATTGGCGACCGCGAACACGAGCAACGTGGGATTTAAACTCCACTTCATCCTCGGATTCACTTCCGTAACTGCGTTCTTCTGACGCATCATACCTATCTTGGTCATCATAACCATGGGAATTACGGGAATCTTCAATCTCCTTCTCTTCTTCAGAGTAATCAGCAACGAAATCTAGATCTTCTTCTGCTCCTCCTGTAGGCAAGTGATCAATAACAGTTTTAATATTCATATCACCTCCAGCAGCCTCGAATTTACGAGACCTGGGTTTCTCCTTAACAGTAGGGGGTATCCATCTAAGTTTCTTCTTGTTCTTACCTTCAGGGATCCATTTTATATCGTCATCCTCTTTCATCATCGTGGCTACCACAGCGGCAACGGCTAACAGACTAACTGCTCCACCGATAAACCAAGCTTTGTGGTCCTTCACGAACTGACAAGCATCCTCAATCTGAAACTGCGCCTTCTGTGCATATCTTCCAACATGCACTCCAACACAATCCCAAAAACCAAGGGCAGGGGTCACCACAGCGGAGGCAGCAGCCGTATTGAATACGTTCTGCGCCCACAAAGCTGTGGGGAACTCCCTAAAAAACCAAGGAAAATATGGTACACGTTTTGAG